GTATCTTGTTCTATAATTTCCTGAATTAACGATTAATGAATCTCCAACTTTTAGAGTTTCAGTATCTTTAAGAGACTTTGTAGAGTCAGAATATGTTAATTTGTTAAGTGTATATAATTTAACGGTTTTTGTTTGAGAAATTCCATCAATAACTTGTGTTTTTTCAGCATTATCGATTTTGATAACGTCCAAAAATCCAGTGTACTGAATCATTCTCATCGGCATATCTAAAACTTCAGCATCAATGTAGTGTAAATAACCATTGCTTGCTAATTCGTTTTTAAATGTAGCATAATCAATTTCGCTACCACCTTTATATATTTCGTCGAATGCAGTTACTGATCCTAAATCATTTTCATTAAATACAAATCTCTCAACATAAACCTTTTCGGTTTCTACTGGAATTTGACCAGTAACATCTAAGTTTACTGTTAATAATGGATTTAAAAAGTCTTCGAAAAACTCGTTTAATTTTGTACTAAATGTAGTTGGTGCTGCAAGATTTGTAATTGAAGGAGAAGGTCCTTTCAATCTTGCAGTATGGATAGTTCTATAAGATCCATCCTTTAATCTAACATTTGCATTAGATCCTTCAAGTCCACTAATCGAATTAATATTAGTATTTAAACGCTCAATTTCTCTCTTCAAATATCCGAATGCCGGTATTTGAATAGTTTCCATTGTGTTTGTCTTACTGTTGAAAAGGTCAATAACCACTGTTTCTTTATCAGTGGTTATTGCTTCATTAATTCTATTGAATGTTTCTAAAGAGTTAGTGTTTAACTCTAAGAATTGCTCAAGTAATTGTGATATTGAATTGCTAGCGCTCATATTATCTTATAATTTCAAGTTCAAATGTCTTGTTTATTTCATCGACACATATAAACTCAGCGTATGGTTTTAAACTAAGAATGTTAGAAGTTTCTAAAGATCCTTTTAAAACCCAACCAGCATGTTTATCAGTGTAGATATTAATTTTGTATGTTCCTAACGATGGTATCGCATTTTTAAAAGCTAGTTTAATAACTTGTCCTTTTTTCCATGTATTAATACTATCGTCTAGGTATATATTCAAATCTCCTGTTAACACTCCGGAGTTTGTATTAATTCTTAGTAAGTTATCAAATGGCTTAATTCTTGTAATCATACCAGTTGAGGCAGTTAAATTTAGGTTAAATAGATTTGAGTTATTTACTAAATTACCTGCAGTTCCTCCAACAATATCATATTCAAATATATCATTTAAAGCATATCCATTATTATCATTTAAGATTTTAATGTTTGTTGGGTTCGTTTTATCAATTTTAACCCCATTTCCTGCGATTAAAACATCAGTGTTATATTGAACTTCAGTTGGTATACTTCCGCTAATAACTTGATTTAATCTAGCATTAACTGAAGTAATCATGTCGATAATTGAAGTTGATGTTGCAAAATTAAGAGCTGCATTTTCAAGAGCAACTTCTAATTCTGAAATTCTCGCTGCAAAATCAACAGCTTGATTTGATGTCATTAAAACATCTTCAACTTGTGCCAATCTATCAACAATTGATGCATATCTATTATTTGCTTCGACCATTAATCTTGCTGCATTTTCAAGGGCAGTTGTTGTGTCCAAGAAAATGTCCATTGAGAACGTCGAGTAATCATTAATGTTTGACTCTAATCCTACATTATCTAATGATGAATTAAATTTAACATTAAGTTTAAGTGCAAATGCATTACCATTTAAACCAGTAACATCGTTTGGCTTATATTTGGTTAATTCTGGAATATACCAACCCGTTGTGTTTAGATCATTTTTAAAATTATCTAATAATATGATTCCATATAGATTCGTACTTCTATTTGCTACATTTGATTTTGAATATAAATCATAATAAACTAAGATTGCATTAAATCTAAAGTCTCCACCTCTTTTAGAATAATCTAAAAAGTTATTTAATTTAGGGTCAGTTGCAATTTTAGCATATATTGATTGATTCCATTCAATACCGTAATTATATGTGTTTTGATCTAGACTAATTTCACCAGTACCACCAATACCTACAGAATCAGCAATAGCATCCATTGTTAAATTAGCATCAGGATGTTGTTGTCCAAATCTACCATTGATTGCACCATTATTTAGGTTAACATCATATGCGCTTGCAGTAGTATTATAGTTAGATGATTTGAATAAAATATCTGGAGTATAACCAACAGAAGATGGAACGTTTACAAATATTTCATTGTAAGTATTTCCTTGATAGTTTTTATCATTCGAAACGTCGATATTTCCAAGGTATTTTACAAGTCTATTGTAATTATTACCAGCATTTGTAGTATCTTCATTTTCGATTGCTCTTGAATATCCTGAAACTACTTGTTGTGAGTTTGCAGGTTTTACAGTAAAAGCACCTAAATGATGTAGCCATTTAAAGAAAACCTTTTCAGCGTCAGAAGAATAGATTGAACTATCAAAATCATCATCATTTAAGATAAAATTTTCAAAGTTCAATGCATAATTTTGCATTGTTTGGGCAAAATTCACATTTGCATCGGCATTTGGGATATACTGAGACCCAGAAGCTTGGTACATGTTTTTAAATTCAATGTAATTCTCACCGTTAGATAGTGTAGAAACGACAGGAAGCTCTAACAATGCAAACTTAGAATACTCAAAATTAATATCTGGGTTATAATAAGCTCTTGTAAGATCCCTTGCTGCACTTGAAAACGCGTACATAGTTCCTCCTTGTTCTTGAGGTATTCTTATTAATGGTGTTGCCATTTAAGCTTGATTTTTATTTTTATTAATATACAACTATAGAATTCATCGCTGAAATAACATAGAATAAATCAGTGATTGTAGAATATCTAAGTGTGATTGATCCTCCGTCCAAAACATCGATAGAAGTTGCTCCAGCGAAATTAGTAACATCAAATGCAATATCTCCACCTGAAGGAATTAATACAATTTCTTGTCCATTTTCAGCAGCAGAAAGTATAATTGGTGCAGAAAATTGAGGAGCATCTAAAATATAAGTTGCAGCATCATAACTTCCAGTAGGAAGTGTAAGTACTCCATCTTCGATAGAAGCGACTAATCCTTTATTAAAGAAAGCTTTTTGGGTGAACGTAGATTCTACATTAGCGATTAATTCAGTTGTAGTAACTTTGAAGGTATCGATTGTTCCATTGTTTACTTTCAATGTACCACCTTTAACTTCTCCTGTTAATGAAAGAGTCTGAGTAGTTGTGTTCAATAACGATGCAATATCTGCTAATTCAGAGTTTAGAGCATTAAAATTGTTATTAATTACAATTCTAGACGAAGAAACACTATCAGTTCCTAAGATTGTTGTTATACTTGCCATTTTAAATGATTTTTAATATATTTTTATTTATTGTGTTTTTATTTCCATTAACATCAGTTAACTCTAATTCAATATTATAGTCTCCTTTATGTTTAAATAAGTATGTCAACCACATATTACTATATCATCAATATTTTGACTAATATTTTTTAATGTCCATTTTTGAGATACTATCCCAGGCATATTAGTGGTATCGAAAGAAAATGTAACATGATTTAACATGTTAACTTCCATGTGGGTGTCAATAATACATATATCATTGAAATCTGGGTTATAACTCGTAAAATGAATTTCAGAACCTGCAACTATTACACCACCCGAAATTAAAGAAGCTATTTCAAATTCAGCATCTCCACCACCTGTTGGTATTTTTACAAGATCATTTATTGTATATCCAAATCCTTGATTTGAAATTCCAAATGTATCAATAGCACCTGCAATATCTGAAAAGATATCGATAGTTAAACCAGACCCTGTACCGTATACTGTAGGTTGATTTAATCCTGGCGAATATCCTGTACCTGGTGCTGTTAATATTATCGAATCAACTACTCCACTTACTAAAAACCCAACACTAGAAAAATCATGTGTTCTAGAAGGTTCTTGAGCTACTGCAAGTATGTAAGTACATTCATCATTAATTCCATCTCCATTATTATCAACTAAAACTGGGTTAAAGTTAAACTTTGAAAATAAAGGATGCGCTGTTGCACTTAATCCTGAAAGTTCATTAGCAACGTTAATCCAAGCAGTCAAATCTGTTGAACCAGTAGGATATGTTGATGTTATTTGATATGTATCTGTTATTTCAATGTTTGTGACTGGATCAATTTGCTTAATATACATTGTAGAATATTGGTTCGAATGACCCATATCCTGTCTAATGTCGAATTTAAACGAAGAGTTAATGTCAGCACCGACTCTCATCATGTCCCAATTAACTTCTTCACCATCATTCCAAATATGTGTTTTTAATTCTTTCCATTGGTATGGTCCTGCTGTTTCATTAAATCCTGAAACTGTTGAATTATCAACATATCTTCTAACAGTTGAGAACTCTACCCCATTTTCAACATCGTGAACATAGTTTGCCCTGTCTAAAGTTAAATAGTATGTCGCTATAATACTATCAATGTCTGCTGTGTTCTCTCTAGACCAATCCCAGTCACTACCTGCTACATCATAAGAATATTTGTATTGATTCCAATTTAATTTAGGAAGCATTCTTTGGAATAATCCATAAACTTCAACATTCTTGCTTTTTACTTCAAAATAGTCAGCAGCTTTATAAGAACTTCTTACATTATATAAATCATAAATTGCTAGTTCTACTGAATAATTCCCAGTATATGGAAGGACTATCGGAAATTGTTGGTATTCTGGATGAAATTCTCCAGCATTATCAACATATCCAACACCACCTCTAAATGATTTTAAATATCCATTAGGTCCTGAAATTATCCATTCCATTTCATAGATTCCTTGTTTCCACCAGTTCTCCCATGTTAATAGGTGATTTCCAGTATCATCAGCATCCATATATGAAAATTCTGCAGAGTCCCATGAATCAATAAATGATTCCGCATTTAATATTACTGGACATCCTACTGGAATCCCAACTAATGTATTAAATGTTGACATGTCAGTATTGTAATATCCATTATAGAAGTTTTGGATCGATTCGCTAATTTGTTCTCTATCCGTATTTGTAAGAGCTCCAAAATCTTGATAAATTCCAGTTAATCTATAATCAACCTTTCTTAAATCTTCAATAAATAATTGTCTCTCCTTTGGAAATCTACTAAAATCAACATTTTGTCCAGCGTTCTGTACTTTTATTGAGTGTTGGTTGTTCCAAACATTTAAGTTAAATTGAGAAAAGTAATCCCCTTCTCCAGTAATATCAACTATTTTTGCTTGAAGAGGTAGAAAATCTTTTTGAAGCTTATTCTTAAGTCCATATAATTTTATTAATACTTCGTCTGGAGAATAATCTGTCGATTCTTTAACTGTTGGGATATCCCATTCGTCAACTCCGCCGTCAGCCTCATTTAAACGATAAACAATACTAAAACGACTTGTCTTTTTAAGGTTAGAACTTGGAAGTTCATGTCCTTTATTTTTATCTGCTAAAAATCCAACAGCATCTTGATTTGGTACAGCAACTGCTTTTAATTTACCAAAGTTTTCAGATTGCTCGTTGATGTTTAACCAGTATTCTTTTAGGGTTAAGTTACTATAACCAAAGAAATCGATCGCATTTAAGATCGCTTTATATGTTCCAATAAATGGTTTAATAGTACTTGCTTGTAATAATAACTCCTTTCTTTTTTGGTTTAATAACAACCAGTCTGGAGCCAATTCTTTAATATCTGAATCCTTAAGAATCATATAATCCTCAGGGCTTAATGTCATGCCGATATTTGAAAGCAATACTGCTAATCTTTCATCTTCCTCTTCAGTTTCTCCATAAATTCTAATTGTTGCAATAAGAGTTTCATTTCCATTTGCATCAATTTCAGTTATATCTAAAAGTCTAGTGTGGAAGTTGTCCTCATTACTCATTAGAGCAACATTACATTTAATCGGGCTTAATGGAAGAGAATTATTGATTATCTTTACACCATTTGAATTAACACCAGATGATTCACTAGAATCTAAAAGGGTAAATGTTTGAATACTATCCCTTTGAATCTCTAATTGACCGTCATTATTCTTTGTGCTATATAAAAATATGTCTTCACTAAAATCATATCCACTAAAAAATTCAAACTTAAATGAACTAGTACCAAGATTTTCAGATATTGGAGTAACAAATTTAGTATTTCCTAAAGGTCCTACAACCTCTTCTAAAATATAAATTGTTAGAGTCTCGTACAAACCAACAGACACATTTGGTAAATAACAAACACCCTCCCATATATTCTTTTCAGAACTATATAGAAGGTTAAGGTCGTTGGACTCACTGTCAAAGAATCTTAAATTTTTATATGCCATTTTTATTTAACTTTTTTATCGTTCTTTCTAATAGTAAACGATTTGTATGCTTTTAAGTATGTTACTGAATCTACCCAGTCCGCAACAACATGCTGGATTAGGATTATAAAGTCATTCATTGTATCATTCCTTTGTATGTATTTAGATACTGAATTTATAAGCATGTTTTCACGGTAGTCATTTCCTTCATGAAGCCTTTGGTCCACTGCAGATAATCTACTGTCATATGATTTTACCTTTCGTACTCTAAATAAATTACTAAATAAATCCATTATAGTGCTTTTCTATTTTGTGCTTGTACTCTACTAAAAATAGTATTCGGTACTGGTGGCTCATCAAAGTAAATTGAAAGTGCTGCCATTTCTCCCATTTTCGCGTCATCTAAAACAACTGCTCCATCTCGATCTTTCCAACCTCCTCTGAATAAAGCAACCTCTTCTTTCTCAAGAATAATATCACCAAAAGAATCAAGGTTAATTACATTTTCTGGTAAAGCAGCTCCTTGTTCAAAGTTTACATTATTTACAGTAACAGTTCTTTTAAAGAATACGTATCTTTGTTTTCCATTTCCTATATCTTCAAGAATTGGAGTACTTGGTGTAACTGTAACAGTTTCACTTGTGTAATATCCATTTCGTCTAGCAGTTTCCTCTTTCTCTGAAACAAATCTAACATTTACTGAATCAATACCCTCAACTCCTTCTAAAAGAGCAATAATATCTGATTTTGGTAAACGATCTCTTCTTGTGATATTAATTAAATAGTCCGATATTTTAGAACGAATAGAAGTATAAAGATTTGCTTTATTGAATCCTTCGAAATAACGAACTTTAATATCCATTCTAAATAATTGAACTTTGGGTTCAACAATTTTTACTTCAGTTGTTACCATTTGTTGTCCTGATTCCTCAAGAACTTTTAATATTCCGTTCTTCTCATCTTCAGAAAAGAAAAACTCTTCTTGATTAATATTAAAATAATCATTGTTTTTTGTAAGTTTTCTTGCAGTGTCTGGCAACATGAACAAATAAATTACATTATCATCATCAATATAACCATCTTCTGTTGTATTGTACGCATCTAAATAAGAGAACATTCCATATCTTGAAAGAAATGATTCATAATTTTCAGGAGTAGCTAAAACAAAAGAGTGACTTTGCATTGGTGCAATTAATTTAGTCAACTCAATAGGCTCTGGATCAGAACCCATAACAGGTGCTGTTGTGAATGATGCTTCTAATAATTGATTCAAATTATACGAATTTCCTAAAGAATCGAATCCTTCAGTTTCAAATTTAAAACCAAGGTCTTTAGAACCTGTTAAATTACCTTTAGATCCTTCAGTGATTACGTATTCAATACTAATACTAGAACCTTCAGGTGGAATCATACCAAAAGAACCATTTCCAAAATAAATATCAAGTCCTCCAGTAATACCGGTTTTAACCATATATCCTTTAGTATTGGCTTTCATGTCATACAGCGAATCATATTTTGTCCAAAGTTCGCTATTAACACTAACTTTAACCGAATGGTGATCTGTATTCTTTTTGATAATTAAATTAAATGATTGTAATTTAGCACCAGTACCTGTAACTCCCTGTTTCTCAACTTTACCTTGAACAACCGGAATATAAATATATTCTGGGTTGCTTTTTTCAATTCTAAATTGATCGTTGTTTGTTTTTAAAACGTAAGGTAAATTATTTTTAGTCGACTTAATAATTGTATTCGCTGGAATATTGATGGAGTCTCCTGCTATTTCATTAAAAGCACTAGTATTTAATCTTACTTTAATTTCTCCAATTGCTGAAGTTCCTCTAAATGGGTCATGACCTGCAAGTCTTGCAAGTCCATATATAGATTCTGGATTTTGAGCTGTTAAAATGTTTTGCTCAACTGTAGCATCTTCAATGTAAAAGAAAACTAAGTTTGTAAGTTCTGTTAATACCTCAATAATTTGAGCGAACGGTGATGATGTTGAAAACAAATCACCAGATCGACCATATAATCTACTAATATATGTCTTGGTATCAGCCAACATTTCGCTAGATTTAATCCTAGCCTTTGATAAAAATTTAAGTTCTGCCATCTTATTTATATTTTATACATATAGTCCAATTCCATATCTACCATCGATAGTTATGTCAATAAAGACCATATTTCTTTCTGTTTCTTGTGTAAATTCAACGCTTACACTAACTGGATATTTATACGAAAGTGGACAATATCTATCAATCCCAGCTTCAATCATCCCCTGTAACATCGTATCATTATATCTAAATGAATAAACATAATCCTCAATGTTTAATCCAAAATCAGCATTCCCCATAACCTCTCCTTTATTCGTAAAAATAAGTGTTTCGATTTGGGTTAATAGCATTTGAATATCATCATCTGCTTGTAATTGTTCTGCATCAAAGTTCGGATCGCCCAGCGCTTTTATATATAATTCCATAGTAATATATATTTGTTTAAGAATGCATCATCCAGTCGGTACCTTCGTCTGATTTAATTTCTTCGATTAATTTGTCAAGTTCATCTTCGCCTAGACCTTTAATTAAATCTGGGTTAACTTGAATATTTCCAGGAAGCGTAAATCCAAATATTCCTAGTTTTTGTCCTAAAGAAATTTTGATTTTTGCTGCACAATATCTAAAGAAAGCCTCATCTTGGAAAAGTGCACATTCTGGGATTGTTTCATAAACATTAAGAATTACATTTTTCTTAGGAGATTCTCCGGTAAATCTTAACTCATGTGTTAATTGGTTATAGTTATAACTTAATGGATTCTTCATGATTTGACGTGCTAAATCAAAGAAACTCTCGTTAATTACAAAATATTGTAAATTTTCAGCAGCAGCTCCAGTTTTAGTTCCACCATACATTCCTCCCATTAACATTCTTTCAATCGCAAAATCACCTTGAGTCCAGTTAATATCTTGAGATCCTCCCCAGTTAGAACCAACTTCTCCTAATCCATAAACTGAATACACTTCATTCCCTCCAGTTACTGGATCCATTCCAGGTAAGGTAAAACTTCTTGTCTTTTTAAAATGATCTGTTGAAAATAATTCGATCGGTAAAACCATAAAGTTTTCTCGAACTGAATATTCATAGTTTTTATAGAACCATTTTTTAGCTCTTTTAACTATATTTTGAACTTCACTTTTAGGTAAATTCATTGGAATCATACAAGATCCTGTAATTTCGTCAGCTAATTCGTTAACAAACTCATTAAAACATCCACTATCCCATGTTGGATCCACTAAAGAATTTTGACCTCCTACTATTATTTCGCTCATCTTATTATTTTATTTTTATATTGCCTGTGATTTAACGATTTCGACATCATTAAATTTTGCAAGTTTTTTATCAAACATACCCTCTCTGAAGATACCACCGTTCATAGTTCCTTTAAATGTTCCTTTACCATATACATAGCAATCGCTTGCAATACAAGATCCATGAACATAGGATCCATCAATTTTTGAACTGTTAATCTGTGTTGATGAATAAAAATTACAATAATGAATATCTGATCCATTAACGTCACATCCATACATATCACACTCGGTGAATTCTCCTCTTAGAAAACAATCTACAAATTCATAACCTCTAAGATCTACACAATATTCTAATCGACCGTTTTTGACTTGAATTCTACCAGAATCCGAATCATAGTTAATATGTCCTTTAGAAAGATCGCCATGTGTAAATAGTTTCATCACTCTTTCTTTTACACTTTGCCAATAAAGATCGACTACTTTTGCATCTTCTTTTAAATCAACTGTAAATTTAACATCTTTCCAATTTTTTGAAATTGTTTTCCAATCTTTACGCGCATCAATAATTCTCTTATTTTCTGAAATTATCTTTTTAAGCTCGATCGCATTTAATGAAGTGAAATCGGTATTTTCAGTTGATTTCCATAATTGAAGTAGGAACTGGTCAACTAAATGCAATATTGTAGTTGTTTTCTTTTCCCAATCTGCACCACCAACATATCTAAATTCAAGATAGTTTTTGTGTCTTTTATCGAAATTGATACCATAATATTTAGTATCTGGGTAAATAAAGTTTTGTTGGTTAATATAATTTCCATCAAAGAAATAAGTATCTTCTTTTGGAAGTACAAATTTGATAGATTTAGCATATGCTGAATTTTCTCTTTTTGGAAAGAACTTAAATACCTGCTCTTCATTA